GTTTTCTGAAACTTTTGCGGCGAGGCATATATATAGTAATGCTAGAAAATATATTTAAGTTTTCCTAAATATATTTAATATATTAATACCTACTTTTTAGTTCTTACATTGTAAAGCAGTGTTTATAAAATTATCAATATTATTATTACATAATAATGGTGAAAACTGATTTATTTTATCATCATCCCAAAACCACCATTTAATTTCTAACAGTTTTTCTATTTGTTCTGGAGTAAATCTATATTTGATTAATTTTGCCGGATTTCCTCCAATTAAACTATATGGTTCTACATTTTTTACAACATGACTATTATTTGCGATAACAACTCCATCTCCAATAGAAACCCCGGACATAATTGTTACATTGTTTCCAATCCATACATCATTGCCTATAATTACATCCCCTTTTGTTGATGGATGACCTTTACCATCAAAATTATTAAACTTATCTTGGAGTCTATGTCCAAATGGATATGTTGTAACCCAATCTGTTCTATGATTGCCGCCTAAATATATATTTACATTTGTTGCTATGCTACAAAAATTTCCTACAATTAATTTGACATCATTACTCTCCCAATGAACTTTAGGGGCGCCATATGTATGTTTTCCATATGTCATATATATTTTATATAACTATATAAAATATGTATTTTATATACGTTAAACATTAGGTTATTTTTTTTAATATTGTTAATCCGTTATTGTTCCTATATTGTTTAATAATTACCCAATCTTTATTAGCACTTACAAACTCATCTATAGCAGGTTGTAGTCCGTTTAGTATTTCATTTTGTGGTATTTTTGTTGTATTAACAATATTATTTAATGTATTATTTATATATAAATCATTATATAACCCACCTGGTCTTTTAGTTTCTCCATGTATTCCATCAATTTCTGTATCGTGCATAATTATGTATTTATTTGTTATTTTTGAAAATTTATCTAGTTCCCTCTTTAATTGACCATAAATATGCCAAGTATCTATAAAAGTTAAATCGTATGTTTCGTCGGGTAAAAACTCCAATTCTAAATTGTTGATCCATTCGTATTTAACAGAAATTGAATTGGATTCTGCTATTTTTTTGAATTCATCAATGACACAATCGTGTATATCATTCAAAAATATTATTTTTTTTGTGTTATTTGTATTTTCTACCAATCCATATAATAAAGCATATGAACTTACAACACCTCTAACCCCTGTTTCAAACACCGAATTACATTCTTGTGCATATAATTTTAATGTTGGTAAATGTTCGTTTATATCTGAAGGAGTATTACATAGTTGGGTGAATTTTTCTTTTAAATGACTCAAGTTGTTTTTATTAAATTAGGAAATTATCTTTAATATATTTCATATTTTAATCTTTTAATCTTTTAATCTTTTAATCTTTTAATCTTTTAATCTTTTAATCTTGCTGTTTATAAGGTCAATATAAAGTTTTTTATATTATTAATATATCTAATAATAATATAAAATTTGATCATTATTATATATAAAATGATTTATATTGAAATTATGGGGGGACTTGGTAATCAATTATTTCAAATTTTTTGTGGGATTGCCTATTCGCTAGAAAATAGAATACCATTTAAAATAAATGCCAGTAAGTTCGATTTAGTATCTCCACTTGATAATATTAGTAAAAGACCCATATATTGGACAAACTTTCTTATAAATCTCTCCAAATTTACATACCAACACCCCTTAACTATTCGTTATAGTTATATTGAATCGACATATTTCAAATTCGATAAAATACCTTATTTAAATCAAGACTTCAAACTACGTGGATACTATCAAAGTTATAAATATTTTGATGGACACTATACCAATATATGTAAAATGATTAAATTAGACAATCAAAAAGCAGCAATTTCTGAAAAGCATAAATTACTACTTGGCGGTGTAAAAAAACCAATAAGTATTCATTTTAGAATAGGTGATTATGTTAAAAATCAAGTAGTTCATCCAATATTAAACATTTCTTACTATGTTAAAAGTATTAACTATTTGAAATCACAATTGTCCAATTTTGAAGAAAATTATTATTTACTAATATTTGGTGAATCTTGCGACAATGAAAAAATAGTAAGCAATATTGAAATAATTAAAGAAAATTCAAATATTGAAATTGTAATATGTGATTATGACATCCCCGATCACGAGCAACTTTTATTAATGTCTTTATGTAGTCATAACATAATAGCAAATAGCACTTTTAGTTGGTGGGGCGCATATTTTAATAATAATTATACAAAAATAGTATGTTATCCAAGTATTTGGAGCAGTTTGACAAATGATGTTAATGATTTATTTCCACAAGATTGGAAAAATATATCATCATAAAACCTGACATATTTTTATCTTTTAGTTTTTATTTTTTATTTTTTATATAAAAAGCATCACCCCACCCATATTCTCTATATATTCTGGCATCCACAAGACTAAAATTGTGCCCGGCCAAATACTCGGTTAAATCACTCATTTGATCACAGTCTTTATAAACTTCTTCAATATTTACCTCAGTATAAATATAATCAATATTATTTAAATAACTTTCCATAGATCTTAAAGCATGTAATTCAACACCTTGAATATCTAGATTCACAAAATTCACTTTACTCATACTAATATTATATTTTTTAATAACACTATCCATTCTTGATGTTTTCATTTTAACACTTTCAAGTAATTTTACTTGAGGATGACTTGTTTTATGGGAACCAAACTTTAATATAGATGAACTTTGATGATTATTTACATCATCGTCTGCTTTTGATATATTAAATTCTACTTCTTTATTGTCTTCGTCATATATTACTGCCTGATAAATATTTAACAATGGATTTTTTAATCTATTTTTTTCAACCAATTTAGGCAGTGCTTCTATCCAATATATATCGGAAATAGCAAGACCAATTCTTAAATAATCATTTAATTCTTCACAATTATGAGCACCAATATGTAAAATACCAGAAACATTGATATCAAATTTTTCTTTTAATTCATTAATAGAAATAAGCATTGTATTAATAAAAATACAATATTAATAGTATTCCTCATTAATTATTTAAGTATTAATTAAAAGTATTAATTAAAAGTATTAATTAAAATATATTAAACAAGTAATTATATATTAATATATTAAATATGGAATTATTAACATCTTTTTATTATCCTAACAATATAGACAGACAAAAAGAATTAACATTGACACTATTAAATAATTTGGACAAGACGTTTATAACAAAAATAAACTTAATTATTACCAATAATGATTATATATTATTTAAGAATAGTGAAATTATTGACCACGAGAATTTCTACAAAATCGAAATTCTTGTGTATGATAGTATTCCCACATATGATTACTTATTTACTTTAGCATCAACATTTGAAAATACCATAATGTGTATTTGTAATAGTGACATTGAGTTTGTTATTGACAATATTGAAATATTAGATATGTTAAATGATGACAATTGTTTTTTTATAACAAGACACGAAGACGGATATAATACAAACTTAATAACAAATTTTGGTGGTTCTCATGATGCGTTTATTTTTACAAGCAATGGTTTAAAAAGTAAATTGCCAAATATAGACTTGGCATACATAAATTACCCACAAAATACACCAGGCATAGAAGCATTATTAACTATTTTTTGTATTGAAAAATTACATTATGAAATAAAAAATCCGTGTTTTGAAGTAAAATTACTACATCATCATTATTCAAATTATAGAACATATACTATGTCAGATATTGTAGGTCATACAAATCCTTATAGGTTAGACGGTATTTATTCGGATTCAATTTGGTGTAGTTATATGATATATCCTTGTAAATTATTAGAATAATAGAATAATAGAATAATAAAATAATAGAATAATAGATTGCTAAAATATATTAAACCCGCATGACTATTATAATAGTATAATAGTGATGCTACAAGAATATGTATCTGGAGAGTTATTTTCTAAACTAGCAGATGTTTCTATTTATGACAGAACCTATTTAAACAATTATCCCAATATAAAAAGTAATTGTAATCAAATTATTTATAATAATGAACGTATAGATAGTAGTGTATTAACAATCATCAACAATTCTTTTATATTTTTTGTTAAAACAGATCATCTACCTTTTTTTTCTTCATATATTCTACCAAATATATGTAAAAAATTCATATTGATAACACATAATTCCGACTTATTGTCAGGACAAGATAAAAATATATATAATAATAAACATTTAATAAAATGGTATGGACAAAATATGATACCTAATTATGAGATAAATAAGATGGTTGGTATTCCTATTGGATTAGAAAATTCACAATGGAAAGGTTATGATCATAGTATTTGTAAAAAATATAAAAATAATATAAAAGAAAAATTACTGTATTTTAATTTTTCATTAAATACAAATACAGAACGAGCAAATATTGAAAATAGTTTATATAAAAATGGTTTTACTAAAAATGAAAGCAAAGATTGGGAAAATTACATAAAAGAAATTTCAACACATAAATTTGCGGTTTCTCCAGAAGGAAATGGAATAGATTGCCATAGAGTTTGGGAATGTATATATGTTGGTTGTATTCCTATAATAAAAAAAAATAGCGTAATGTTCGAATTTTTTAATGATTTACCAATTTTATGGGTTCCAGATTTTGAATGTATTACTAATGAATTTTTAACAGAGCAATATAAACTGTTTCAATGTACTCAATTTAACAGTGAAAAAATAACTATGAAATATTGGTATGCTTCTATTAGACAAAGTGAATAATTGAAAAGTCGTGTTAGTTTTTATATAATTTTGAAGTATAAAAAGTCATAATATCTATATCTATGTTATTATTATTATTGTTTTTAATTCTTATATGGTAATGATCGTTAGCAATAATTTCATTTAAGATTATGGATTTCTCTTCAGTATCATATGGAATATTTTTATCCAAATCATATCTGGGTAATGGTGTAATTTGTATTGAACTTAATAATTTACCAATAGCAACATCATCTATTATATTATAATCTATATTATTTTTATATGCTATTATTTTTTCTACTATATCTTTGGACATCCAAAATCCTGCTCCAGAAGCAAATAAAATATTATTATGATTTCCAATTACTCCAGCATAAAGGTTTCTGTCTGGTAATAAATAGCAAGTTTTCAACAAGTTTTCTAGTATAAAAAAACTGCTCAAATTGGTTCGTAAAATATGTTTATATACAAAATTTTTATTTACAAAATCCATGGTTTGAATTGTTTTTATCAATATTCCGGGTATATAACTTTCTGATGTATTGGATATGTATATATGTTCTTTTGGAATATTTAGATCTGTATATGAGGTATTATTACCAAACATAAAAATTATGTTTATTTTAATATTTTTATTATTTATATAATTTAAAAATGGAATCCAATATTTTCTTATTAATTCATCATATAATGTAGATCGTGATGCTATAACAATTATAACTATATCGTATATATTAGTCATTATAATATTTAATATGTATTATATATTATATTTATTATATTATATTATATTATATTATATTATATTATATAATATTATATTATATTATATTATATTATATTATTAGTCATTTGATTGATTAGTCATTTGATTGAAGTAAATTATAAATTTCGTAATTCATTTGTGAATATTTACTCATCGGACGATAACAATGATAATCTGTGTATTTTCCATTGACAATATTTGTTCTAACATTATAATTATTAATATCAAAAGTATTTTTATCTAGTCTATTAAATCCGGTATTACTTTCTTTAAGTTGAATAAAATTATTTGTTTTTTCATTCCATTTTTTTACTCTATCATATAAGGCGAGTTGGTCAATAAACCAACCCACATTACCATGTCCTTCAAGTATATTATTATTAGAATATACAATTTTTATTGTTGTTATAATATCTGTTAATGAATTGATTTTAAAAATATCACTCCATACTTTTGGAGTGGCCACATTATAACACATTGCTATTTGTTGGTCTTCAAAACATACGTTATCGCGATAATAAATAAATTTATCAGAATCATATGATTTTATATTTTCAGTATAGTAGCTATTATTCATAGGAAGCATATCTATATCTGTTATAATAACCCCATTAGTATAATTTAAAATACACGGATACAATAATCTAATGAATTGTGCTGTAAAACTTGTTAATACATTTTCAAGTGGTTTGAATAATATTATATAATTAATATACTCTATAAATTTTTCAGGAATTGATTCGGCAACTAATACTATTTTAATATCTACAGTTGGGTATAACTTTTTCCATGTTTTTATAAATATAGGTATAAAATCTATATACATCTCATTCGCATTTGTTGCTGTTAATACACAATCTAATTTCATATTTATATATATTTATATATATATATTGATATACATATAAATATATTTATATACTTATAAACATATACTTATAAACATATACTTATATATATTTATAAATGGTGAATGTTCTGTCATTCTCATTATGGGGATCGGATCCTACTTATAATATAGGCGCACTACAAAACGCAAAACTCGCTTTAACGCTATATCCGGACTTTGAATGTTGGTTCTATATCCATAAACCGAGTGTTCCGTTAGAAACTATAACTGAACTATCAAAATTAGTTAATACTAAAATTATTTTTAGATCAGGAGATTTAACTAAACTAAAACCAATGACGTGGAGGTTTGAAGCAATTGATGATCCAAGTGTTAATGTTAATTTGTCAAGAGATACAGATACACGAATCTTATTAAGAGAGAAATTAGCAGTAGATGAGTGGTTAAAATCAGGAAAACTATTTCATATAATGAGAGATCATCCACACCATTACAACCCGCTATATCCAATAAATGCCGGAATGTTTGGAACAAAGAAATTACCAGCAATTCCGAGTTGGACAAATATTTTATTAACTTTGAATAATACAGGAAGATATACAGACCAAGAATTTTTGAGAAATTACATATATCCAAACATTATTACTGATTGTTTAGTTCATACCTCGTTTCATATATATATAAATGAAACCAGTAAAAGATTCCCCATTCCGTATTGTGATAAATATTTACACGTAGGTGGTTATGTGTATTATGATGAATCTGTTTCGTTGGAGCATGTTAATATTTTAAAAAATTATATACTAAACTAATTAAGTAATTAAGTAATAGAGTAATAGTTATGTATTATTTAAATATTATTTAAATGTTAATTAAATAATATATTAAATATGACTTCTCCTATTCCAAAAATTATACATCAATTATGGATTGGTCATAAACCGAGACCTTCAAAATTTATGACTACTTGGAAAGAAAAACACCCGGACTACGAATATATAATGTGGAATGAAGAAGAAATAATTAGGCGAGGTCTTCAATTAGAATGTGTCTCCAAAATTAATGATATAGAAGAAATAAATGGCAAAGCAGATATTATACGATGGGAGATTTTATTTCATTATGGCGGATTATTTGTAGATGCTGACTCTATATGTATTGTTCCGTTTAACAATTTAATGGAGAAAAATAAGCCATTTTGTGGTTATGAAAATGAAAATGTAAGGCAGGGTTTAGTTGCCACAGGAACAATGGCATTTCCTAAAAATCATCCATTACCGAGAGGCGCAATTGATTATATTAAAGCAAATCAGGTTAGTAGATCTAAAACGGGTAAAATGGCGTGGCAAACTGTTGGACCCGAATTATTAACAAAACTTCTTCAAACAAATTTATTTAATGATGTGGTTATTTATCCGAGTTATTATTTTTTACCAAAACATGCCACTGGTATCCAATATATGGGTCATTCAATCGTATATGCGTATCAGGAATGGGGTTCAACAAAACAAAATTATGAAATTATGAATTCTATAGAATTGGAAGATATTTATAAAGAACCTAAAACTTGGGTTTCTGTTTTGGTAAGCAGTTATAATACTAATCATAAATATGTAGCAGAATGTTTAGAATCAATAAAGCAACAAAACGGACATTTTGGGATAGAGTTAGTATGGATAAATGATGGTTCAAATGACTTAAGCACGCAACTATTAGAGAAGACGCTTGACGATTTTAAAAATAAGACACGGTTTATTAAAATAGTTTATAAAAAATGGCCTACAAATATGGGGATTAGTTATAGTATTAATAAAGGTATTGAAATGTGTTCTGAGGAAATTATTATTAAAGTTGATAGCGATGATATTTCTCTATGTGATCGTTTTAATAAGCAAATAGAATTTATGAAAAATAATAAAGATTGTGTTATTGTTGGTTCAAATGCTCATTATTTAAAAGAAATTAATAATACTAAAGTTTTGTCGGGAGAAACCAATCATAAGTATTTATTAACCTGGGAAGACTATAAAAAATCTCCTTCGCATTGGATCATAAATCATCCATGTGTGTGTTATAAAAAATCAGCAGTTTTAGCAGTTGGTAATTATAGTCTAACAGCAGACAATGTATGTCACGATTTTGAACTGGAATTAAAACTATTAAAAAAATTTGGCAAAGTATATAATATTCAAGAAAACTTAGTTTATTATAGAATACATGGAGAACAAGTTACTGCTAATAATAGTTGTTCTAAACCCGAGATTGTAAATTATAGAAATAATTTTATTAACAATTTATTATGTGATTAATATTTGTGATTATAACTATGAATAAAAATTGATATAAAAAACATTTATTATATAAATTTACAAGAATTTACAAGAATTTATATAATAAGCAATAAATGATAAAAGAATTACTTAATAATTTGTTTCAATATTTATTGGTTAAATTTTATCCAGACCACTACGAATATAAATCAATAGAACGAGTTAATTCAAGTGGTTCGCTTATTGAATATAGTGATTTTGATTGAAAATAGTGATTATAAGTGATTATTATTTTTTTACATATATTTGTTGTTGTTGTGTGTTGTTAGTTTGTTGTAGGTTTTAAGTATATATTAACATGACCTTCATCTAAAAACATATTAAATATACATAGTGCCACAAACCATAATAGGAATGGCATATAATATGCCAACCCTATATCAAAAAATTTACCCATTATAAATCCACTAAATATTAATATAATTATAATAACAAGTGATATAACAATCTTATTCATTATATATTTAATATATAATGTTATTTATTTTGTTTAATAACTAATATACTTTTTTCTTTTATTGGTCTATTTTCTAACAAAAATTCACTTACGTGAGAAGTGTCTATTTCTGGGTTATCTTTGAAGTAATTATCTAACATTTTTAATAAATATTCTTTGTTGATTGGTGCTTTTACTTTATTTTTTTTATACAATAATTTCCCATTATTTATATCAAATCTATCTATTTCATTATTTTCCATTACTTTCATTAGAGTATCTGATAATTGTTTTTTAGATGTTTTTAACTCTTTTAGTTGTTTTTGTAAAGCAACTTCTTTTGAATTTATAGAAACCCATTCTCTGATTGTATTTATCAATATTTGTTTTTGATCTCCCATATTAATATTATTTAATTAATAATATTAATTAATTTTTACATTAGTTCATTTAATATATTAATTATTTTTTACATTAGTGTATTTAATGTTTTCATAATAAATTAATAATCTATATATTAGGTCTTCTTTTTTTCCAGACAGTTTGATATTATGTTCGCGAAGTTCTTTTTTTAAATCTTGAATTGTCTTTTTTTTATACAAATTCAAAACATCATTACTTATATTGCTAAGAATTTCTTCTTCTTTTATATTATATTTTATATGATTATTACAAAAAATTCCAAATTTTGTTATGCAAGCATTCTTCCCACATAGTTCTGAATTTTTTTCAATATACTGACATTCATTCAATTTTATTGAGAACTCTTGTGGATAGTTCACGCCCTTTATTAATTTAGAACTATAATATTTAAAATATGGCAATAGTTTGCTTGTTATAGTTCTACAATATGGACACTTAATTTCATTTACTTTCAACTTAGAGTTATCTTGTATTTTTTTTGTCTTTTGCTCTAGTACTTCATTGTATAGTTCTATAAAGTTAAACTTATGATTACATTCTAAAGTTATATAATTACACGCCAATGATTCATTACTAATTAAACATTTTTTGCTTGTTTCATTACAATCAGTACAAGTATTTAAATAATTTAAAAATATTTCTTTATTGTTCATTTAAGCTATTTATTTTATTATGTATTTAAATTTAAATTATTTTATTAGTTATTATTATTATTAAATGTCATTTTCTAAAGAAACTTGGGGCAATAATATTTGGTATTTATTTCATTCAATAGCACATAAAATTAGAGAGGACAAATTCGAGTTTCATAAAAAAAACATTTTTTTTATTATTAAAACAATATGTAACACATTACCCTGTCCTGATTGTAGCAGAGATGCTACTTTTATGCTAAATAAAATAGATTTTAATAGCATTAAAACCAAGAATGATCTTAAAATGTTTTTATTCAATTTTCATAATGCTATTAATAATAAATTAAATAAACCCAAATTCTGTTATGATGGTTTGGACAGCAAATATAATAACATAAATTTGGATGCGCTATATAATAACATATATATAATATATACTACAAATACTAATATTCCACAACTGATGTCCTCTAGTTTTCATAAAAATCTACTTTTTCCTAAAATTCAAGAAGCACTATTTGCCATAAAAAATGATTTAATATAGACTACTAATTAATATTAACTGCCTGTTATGGCGTTCCCACCTTTATAAACCTTACATCTAAAATTTTGATTTGTTGGTCTAGCACATTGAACATTATTACTTATTGTATCGCTAAAATAAACCAAATTACTTTTATTAGACAAGTTGATTAAAAAATAATATAATGCTCCTAGGCCTGCTCCTATTGCTATGCTGGCTACTATTTCCCAAACTTTCCCACATTTTTGATGTATTTCAACAACAGCATTTAAACAAGTAATTGCTATTAAAAATGATAATAGTTGATAATTTTGTTGATTGTTTTTTATCATCGGATAAATTAAATATGATGACGAAAACGATAATATAGAAGTGCTCATTGAAGGAAATGATAATATTTCGTTATTTTTTGTCGATACGAAAGTGAAAGGCCAAGGCATTACATTACAAAATGGCGAAGCATCAGGATCCTGTTGTCGCTTTGTAACAAATTTTAATATGGTTACAATAAATCCAAGTATAAGTATTCCCATACAATATATTAATCCTTTTTCCATAGTATTTTCCATGATTGAAAACAAAGTTATAAAAAATATTACTAATACCGGCGAACTGAAAGAAATATACTGAAATAAGTTAGCTAGAGTCATTTTTACTGGAAGTGGAGTATTAACTTTAGGTTGGACTGCTTGTGTTGCTACTGCATCTGCTTTTGCTTTTGCTGCTCCTGCTGCTTCTACTGCTTTTACTGCTCCTGCTGCTTCTGCTTTTGCTTCTGCTTTATCTGCTTTTGGGCCTCCTGCTTGTAGCATACTAGTCAATTAGATTAATATAATATTTTTATTTTATAGTAATAAAAATATTAATCACTAATATATAATAATTTCTTCTATATAATAATTTCTTCTATAGCATCTATAATATTTTCTAATTCTATAAATAAATACTTACTTAAATCTTTATCGTATTTTTTGCGAAAATTCTCAAAGTCTTTTGCGTTGGTTTTTGGATAATAAAAGGTAGTAACACCTGCGCGTATTCCACCAAGTATTTTTAAATCTAATCCTCCTATTGATGATATTTTACCCTGTAAGCATATTTCACCTGTTATTGCTATATTATTTTTGATTTTTCTATTGGTTAATAAACTATATAAAACAATAGTTATTGCGGCACCTGCTGAAGGTCCGTCTTTGGGTGTTGCTCCTTCTGGAACATGAATATGTATTCCTTGTAATTTGCTTTCTTCCAAATCTTTTGTAATCAGTTTCAATTCGTCGTTATTTAATAAACTCAGTGCTAATGTTTTTGCCACACTCATACTTTCTTTCATAACGTCTCCTTGTAATCCTGTTAATTTTAAATCTAAAAATGTGGAACTATGAAAGAACTTGCATTCAATATGTAATATACCGCTATTACCAAAAGTATTTGCCCATAAACCATTTATTATGCCTATTTCTGGATTGTTATTTATAGTTAGGTGTCTTATTTTATGTCTAATTTGTAATATTTCTTCAATATATTCTATACTTATTATATACGGAAATTCGTGTTTAAATTGTCCTTTTATTAATTCTAAATTAATAGAAGATATTATTTCATATAATATTTCTTTTAATTTACGTACTCCTGATTCGTTTGTATAATGTTCTATTATAAATATGATTTCGTTATCTTGAAATAATACGACATCATGTAATCTAAATTTTGTATATAATTCTGGCAATAAATAGTCTTTAACTATAATCAATTTATCGTCTAACATTAGCGTATCAAACTTAATTCTATGAATTCTATCTAATAAAATCTTGTCTATTAATTCTACATCGTTATATGAAAATATGAATAGTGCTTTTGATAAATCTATATCAATAGCACCAAAATACTTATCTTGAAAAGCAGTATTTTGAGTGCTATCAACTAAATGAGTTAATATTCCTATAATTTCCTTACCGTGTTCTGTTTTGCTAACTTTATCTAATTCGTCTATAAATATAATAGGGTTCATACATTTGTGTTCTATTAATATGTCAACTATTTTGCCCCATGTCGATCCTACATATGTATAATTGTGTCCATCTAATATGCTTCCATTACAAGAACCACCCAAAGCAATCATAGAAAAGGGTCTAGGATTGTTATTTTTATCTTTTAAACAATTTGCTATTCCTTTTTTTGCTAAACTAGTCTTTCCGACACCAGGCAATCCCTCAAACCCAAAACAATAACCATTTGATTCGCCGCTTATCCATTGACCCAATATTCGTTCTATTTGTAATTTGGCATTTTTATGACCATAAACTGCGCTATCCAATATACTATTAAATGTGTTTATGTATTTTACTATTGTATCGTTTTTTCTAACTATTTCATTAACATTTTTTTCAATTGTTAATAAATAATTAAAATAGTCGCTATTGATTAATTGACTAAATAATAATATAAGTTCGTGTAAATATTGTAAATTTTTGTATTCATTATTTTTATCTTGTATTAATAAATTAATATTAATAGACTTAATAAACTGAACTATGTTTTCTTTTGTCAATTTAATAGCGCTATCTAGTCCATATTCTATATGTAGGTTTCTAATTGACTTTACTAGCAAAAGCGTTATTTTTTTCTTATTTTTTTCGACATAATTTACTATTACTGCTAATAATTCCTCTATTATTATTGAATTGTTATTTTTGATATTTTTTATTATACTTGTATTTTTTACATTATTGTTTTGGTCTATAGTATTTAACTCGTTAAATATTATACTAATATTTGTCTTGCTAGTGTTGCCTGTGTTGCTAATTATATTATTATTTTTTAATGGATTTATTAAATTATTTACTAAATTGCCTATTTCATTTTTCATTTTTAATATATCTTCTTCTTTGTAAATATTAAAGGGTATTTTCAATAGTCCATCCAAGTATTGTCTGGCTTTTGATCCTGACTCTTCCGATTTAGATTTTAATTCTTTTAATTTTTGCATCGCCTTTTCTTTGACATTATTATTCACTTTCATCAAGCATATTTGCTGTTCTAATGGGATTTTTGATTCGTCAAAATTTAATAACTCATTACTGAATTGAACTGTTTTTTGTAGTGCGTTTTTAAAATGTTTCTTACAAGTCCAATTTAAACTATTATATATTTTTTTTTGCTCATTACTATCATTATTTAGTTTATCGTCTGATAGTAAATCAAATAATAAATTTGCTATATATAAATTATCCGGTTTATTGTCGCATAATAATAATTGAATTATAATTGTTCGTTGATAGAATAAATCACTTGTTATAAAACTTTGAACCAAACTTTCTAATGTTTTTTGATTATATGAATTTACATGAGTTATAATAGAAATATACTTATTATATATTTCTTGATTATTGTAAATTAGCAATTCTTTTAGTAATAAATTATTACAAAAGTTGCTCCATATTTGTTTATCGAATAATTCATTTTTTTGTGCTCCGGTTTCGTCAATATATTTGTCAATTGAGATTTTTTTGTTTATTATATAGTCGTTGCTACTATTATTCAATAATGTTTCATCACATATATTGTCTATTATCAATGTTTTTTTATTATTATGATCGTGTATTACAACCTTAATACCATATACTCTAATAATAAAATTATTGGCGCTTTTTGCCAAATCGAAACATTCTAATGTGTTGCTTTCCAAAATAGATTTGTCATCTAATATTTTGTTTTTTGATACTTCTTTATATAGTTTTGGTGTATTATTAGTCCAATTTAAAATTTTATAACTTATAGGGTGTAGATATTTTTCAAGTAATTTATATTTTAAAAGTATATTATTGTTTGTAAAATTTTTATTGGCAAAATTGCTTGATAAACATATATTTATTATATTTTCGAACTTAAAGCATCCGTAATGTTTTACTAATGATGATATATTATTATTAATATATTGTAAGTCATTAACAATATTCTCATAATTTATTGTATTTATTAAATTTACTGTTTTTTCCAATGCTTCTTGTGCGTTATTATAATCATTAATTGTTATAATATTTAGACTATTATAATAATTTATTCCTTTTATTATATCATCTATTACTGTTCTAAAAAATTCTATTTTTTCTTCATAAATATTCATTAAATATAACCTATATTATATATTTATATTATATAATACATAACTATACAACTTATATAACTTATACAACTTATATAACTTATATTTTATTTTATGTAAAATTGATATAATGACTTCTTAATAATTCATATTATTAAATAAATAGTATGGGTATTCCTTATTATTTTAGTTATTTAATTAAAAATCATAGCGCTATTATATCAAAACTCGATGCGTTATATAATATTCATAATTTATTCATAGATAGCAATTCTCTCATATATGATAGTCTTAACTTTAATGATTTTGTAAATACATCTCAATTTGAAAACTATATTATAAAACAAGTTATACTTAAAATAGAAGAGATCATAAAAACTATTAATCCTAGTGAAAATATTTATATTGCCTTTGATGGGGTTCCGCCTTTTGCCAAGATTAATCAACAAAAAAACAGGCGTTATAAATCCGCATATCAAAACCAAATATTTAATAAGACCGTATTATGGGATACGTGTGCTATTACTCCTGGGACACTTTTTATGAGCAACTTAAATGATGCTATTGCTATTCATTTTAAAAACACTATTTGTAATCGGCAAAATAAGCAAATAAATATTATTTTAAGTTTATCAAATGAGCACGGAGAAGGCGAACATAAAATATTTAATTATATTAGAGAATCCACGTGTATTATGTCAAAAAATAATGTAATATATGGTATGGATGCGGATTTATTTATGTTATCGTTAAATCATTTGAAATATACGCAAAACATTTATTTATATAGAGAGACTCCGCTATTTATTAATAGCCTTGACAAATCTCTCGATCCTAAACAAAAATATATAATTAATATTAATTATTTGGCTAATATTATTGTTAATGAGTTATCAAATGAAACAATAATTGGGGATGTTAAAAATTCATATAATAGCAACTATTATAATAAAATAGGGGATTACATTTTCATATGTTTCTTATTGGGTAATGACTTTTTACCTCATTTTCCAGCATTAAATATTAGATTAAATGGATTTACTGTATTATTAGAGTTATATAAAAAATTATTTAAGGCCAATGAAAACTTAATAGTTAATAATTCTATTAATTGGAACAATTTTAAAAAATATATTAAAAATATTGCCGAAAACGAGGAAACTTTTATAACAGAAATTTATAATGTTAGAACAAAGCAGTCCAAAAAATTTTATCCGGAAAACAGTAGCGAGGAAATAGAATTTAAATTCTCGTGTATGCCATCTTGGGAGAGAAATATTGAGAATTTTATTAATCCTCACGAAGAAGATTGGCAACATAGATATTATTATAGTTTATGTGCTATTGACTCTAGAAAAAGCGATTATTCCAATAAGTTAGAATCGTTGTGTACAAATTACCTAGAAACATTACAATGGGTTTATTACTATTATTCGTCGCAATGTAAAAACTGGAGTCTTCATTTTAAATATAATTATCCCCCATTATTATGTGATTTGTATGCGCATATTCCATACTTTAATAGCGAATTAGGATTTAACGAAAACTATAACATTTTAAATGAAAAAGTGTTGTTGTGTTATGTATTACCCATTAATAGTTTAAACTTATTGCCCGACAATATTCGTAATTATTTATTAAAAGAATATAAAGAACATTATGCTACTAATTATGAAATTGGTTATGCGTTTTGTAAATATTTTTACGAAGGACACGTTCATTTTCCTAAAATAAGCACTGAGGAATTTAATGATAACATATTGAAATTATTAAAATAATAATAATAATAATAATAATAATAATAATACACTTCTCTCTATACTTTATAATTTATAGTTAAAAACTATGAATTATAAACAATAAATTTTAAACAATAAATTATTAAAACATTCTAGGACACATACTTTAAACAATTATCAAAGAATTGTACTAATCCTTTTTTATCCGATCCCAAATGAACCTCGTCTGGAATAAACCAATGTTCTTTTGTTCCACCCTTATATGCTAAAAGTGCTGGTATTCCATTCACCATTTTCATTCTTTTTAATCTCATGTATAAATCAATTGACTCATCAATGTTTATTTCATAATATTGAATAGAACTTGGTTTGTGCTTTTCAAATTGATTACATAAATCCTTGATCTGCTTACACGGACCACACCAGTCAGCAGTGAATTTTAAAACAATCAATTCCTTTTTTTCTAATGCTTCGCACTTTAACTTTAAACTATTCTCGTCAATTGTTTCACTCATTATAAATTATATATATAGGTTTATTTTATATAATTTTTATTTTATATTTTATTTTATAGTTTCTATAATTTTTATAATTTTCGCATTTTTGCATTTTCGCATTTTTGCATTTTCGCATTTTCTTGTATTTTGGGGGGACTAGGGCATACTACAAAAATATTACCCCTTATTAGCACATATATTTTTTAATAAATATTATAAATAAAGAATAAATACCATGAAATAGTATAAATGCACAATTTCGCGAAAATAAATTTCAGAATTTTTTTGAGAAATGGACATTTATAAATGTCCAATTTTACATTCTTTTAAGCTTTTATAAAAAATCGTTGAAAAACACACATTTTTCACTTATCGCACCATAAAGGTTTCATACATAAAAAATTTATGAAAAAAACACCTTACCATAAAAAAAAATTATAAAAAAAAAATGATTTAGGAGTTTTTTTGTTGTATAATTATACAACAATGACAACCGAAAAAGCGCAAAAAAGCGCATTTTTATTTGTATGTGAAAAATGCCAATACACTACGAGCAAGAAATCTGATTACAGCAGACATATTTTGACACCTAAACATAAAAATACAACATTTATACAACATTATACAACAAAAAGCGCAAAAATAAATAGCACAGTGTCATTTTTTTCTTGCGAATGTGGAAAAACATATCCATATAGGGGATCATTACATAATCATAAGAAAAAATGTAATTTTTTTAATGAAAAAAGCGCAAAAAAGCGCACAAACGAAATTACTTGTGAAAATTCTAGTAAAGAAGTAACACTTACAAACGATCTAATTATGAAATTATTAAATGATAATAAAGAAATGAGAGAGATTATTGTTAAGCAACAAGATCATATGATGAAGCAACAAAATCAGATTAGCGAATTAATACCTAAGGTGGGTAATAACAATAACAATAATATACAAAATAACAAATTTAATATACAAGTATTTTTAAATGAGCGATGCAAAGATGCTATAAATATGAGTGATTTTATAAAGTCAATACAGGTAAGTTTACAACAATTAGATTATACCAAGCAAAATGGAATAGTAAATGGCCTAAGCAATGTAATAATTGAAAATATGAATAAACTAGGATTGTATCAACGACCTATTCATTGTACAGATATAAAGCGCGAATCACTATACATAAAAGATGATGACAATTGGGAAAAAGATGTAAATAAAGAGAAAATTAAGAAAGCAATAAAGGATGTATCAACAAAACAATTTTGTGCATTAAGTAAATGGACAAAAGAAAACCCTGATTTTCAAAATAATGAAACAAAACAAAATTATTATACACATACATTAGTGGCAATAGCAAACAACAAAGAGCAAAACGAGGAAAAAATAATAAGGAAACTTTGCACAAGCAGTTATATTAAAGAAGAGGATTAATAAATAGTATATTATTTTCTTCTTCTTTTTGTAATTTTTTGCCGTCTTCTTTTTGTTTTTCTAATATTTTTTTTTATGCGTCGTTTAGATA